GGCGGGAGAGGCGGGATGTGTCGGTGACCAGGAGAGCCGACCACGCCCGCTGTGGCGAACGCAGGTCGGCTATCAGTTCCTGGAAGCCGGGGCGATGCTCGGATTTGGCGGACTCGACGACGTCGACGTACTCGCGAACGATCAGGAAACCTCGCTCAGCTGCCAGCGCTTGTAGTTCTCGGCGCTGCGCGTCGATCGACACATCGTTCCGATCCTTGCTGGAGCGTAGGTACGCGGCGGCGGGTATCGGTGTCATTGTTCTTGCTCCCCTCGACGGGCGTCAACGTTACCACGGTGAGCCGGGAGGCCACCGCCTTCGGGTCCGGCCGACCCACCGAGGGGAGCATGCGAATGCGGATACTCACGGCGCCGAGGCGTCCTCAGTATCGATGAACACTTCGGCGTCGAACGCCTTGATCAGCGATTGGAAATTCGAGTCTTTCAGTAGCGCGGCGAGTTCTGGCTGGTGGCGGCGGATCTCGTCCCACTTCGCCCGTTTGGTGGCCGGCGGCAGCCTGCTGACGTTCAGGCCTTGCTCCGGCTCTGCCCTAGCAACCACCACCCAGGGGCGCAGCGCGACTGGCCACGCCGGCGGCGTGGCGGCTTTTCCTTCTGTCCGGCCCTTGGTCATCAGCGGCTACGCTCGGCGGCTTCTTGGCAGAAAACGCAGAGACGCACGCCAGGGATGGCGTTTCGGCGACCTTCGGGGATTTCCTCATCGCAGCTCTCGCAGTGCGTGAGGCTTACCCCCTGGTAGCGCACGCGCGTGGCGATGCGGTCCTGGAGTTGCTGCTCCATGCGGTCGGAAGCGAGGTCGGCGAGATCGGCCATGGTTGTTATTCCTCGTTGTTGCGCGGTCAGTACGGATAGGTGCTTGCGTTACGCGGACGCGGTCAGCGCCGGGTGCAGCTGTTCCTCGGGAATGCCGGGGCGAGGGCGGTACCGGCACCGCATGACGTTGATGGCGCGCTGCAGCTCGTGCACGTTTTCGAACACCAGAACCAGCGCAGCGCGGTGATGGGTGCGTTCGCCGTCGCTGGTGATCACGGTGAGTTCGCCGGCGTCGTGCAGCACGCCCTCCGGCATGGTCGTCGAGGCGAGGTCGGGCATCGTCGTCTCCTGTGGGTGGCCGCGTGCGGCGGCGGTGGAATCGCTGGGGGCCTGGTTGGCACCTCTTGGCTGGTTGAGATGCGCGGCCAGCAGCTGCGCCACGTAGCGCAAGCCGGCGTCGGTGAGTTCGGTGCGGCCGTACGGTGTCCAGCCGAGGACAGGGTGGCGGTACATGCGGCAGCGCACTCGGAAGTACTGGCTGTTGCGATGAGTGCCGGCTGGTAAGGCCTCGGCGTCCAGCACGCCCAGCTCGCGCAGGCGGCGGATCAGGGTGTTGCGGCCGAGGTTCAGCCGGGCGGCGGCGGCGTCGAGGCTGTAGGTGTGCGGCATGGCGGCATCACTCCTTGTCGAAGATCCAGCACTTGACGGTCTTCGCGTCGAACAGCGCGGAGCAGACGGAACGGTTCGACTCGACGAACCGGCGTGACTTGCTGGTCTTGAGGTAGCGCTTGAGCTCGGTGGTGGGCGGGACGCGCAGCTTGTGCTCGGTCGCCTCTTGTTCGAAGTGCTTGAGATTGACGGCGATCTGGCCTTTTTCTGGCCGGTAGTGGTTGAGCACCGACCGGCCCTTGAGGTTCTCGATGTAGTCGAAGGCCTCCCAGAACTCTGCGACGACCGGGTGATCGGCGTTGATCGCCTGCTGGCGCTCGCGGGCAAGGTCCTCGAGGAGGACAATGGCGTCGCTCAGCGCTTCGTTAGGCAGCAGGTTCAACCCCTGCGGCCCCAGGCAGACGACCAGCGCCATCATTTGGGCGTGGCACTTGCGAATACGCTGCACCCGAATTTCCGGCAGCGTGGCCAGCGTTGCCTCCATGGCAGCGGTTTGATCGTTGAAGAGCTTGAGCAGGTCACGCTCGCGGGTGATCGCTTCCAGCAGGAAGCGGCTGACGTTCTCTACCGGCATGCGCTCGAGCTCGCGCGCGGCAGCGAGCGTTTCCGGCGTCTGGTGATCGCGGGTGAGCTGCAGCTGCACGATGCGGGTAAGGATCGCTTCGGAGGCGCTCACCGGCGCGTTCTGGCTGATCACGATCGCGCCGCGGAAGGGCGGCTCGTAGGTGTCGTTGCCGTTGTTCCGGTGGCCGCGGGCGCGGATGGAGCGGCCGTTGTAGGCGGTCTTGAGTTCGTCCCAGTCGAACTGCTTCTGCTTGACGCCGTCCTGCTGGTCGCGGTCTGACTCGATCAGCACCACCGGCAGGTTCGCCACCTGGGCGAAGTTGCGGGCGCGGGCGGCAGCGGTGGCCTTGGCCGGGTCGAAGCCCTCGTAGTCGCGGCGGCCGACCAGCTTCCAGAGGAACTCGATCAGCGTGGACTTGCCGGCGCCCGCCTCGCCGACGATCTCGAGGAAGGGGTAGCTTTTCTGCTCCTGGCGGATTTGCTCGGCGAACAGGCTGCCGAGCCAGAAGGCGGCGGCGACCACCCCGCGCGCGCCAAACGCCCGCCACACCAGGCGCGCCCAATCGCTGCGGTAGTCGGCGGCTACGTCGTTGATGGACAGCTGGACATGGCTGAGCGTCTTGATGGACAGCCGGCCCAGCTCGAAGAAGTCCTCGTCGTTGAGCCGCGCCACCTTGCTGTCCTTCACAGCGAGTTCCGGGAAGACGTAGGCGCCGTGTTCCTTGGAGTAGCCGACGAAGTCGATGGTCTCGACCGTCTTGATACCGGCCAGCTGCTCGCGCAGCAGTTTGTCGAGTTGCTGGCTCGTGCCCGTCCAGATAGCACCAGGGGCGATGGAGAGCAGCCGCTTCTTGAACTCGCTGGCCGAGGCCAGCTGGCCGCCGTTGAAAGTGTTCCGCACGGCCACGCCGTCGTGCGGGAACTCGATCCGGAAGTAGTACCAGCTCTCGTCCGTGACTGGGTTGGCCTGATAGTAGAGCGCGGTGGGGTGGCAGTTGGCGATCTCCGTTACAGCACCGGCCTGCTTAAGTGCCTGTTCGCGCTCATCGTCACTGAGCTCACCTGCGTCGCCGGCGAGCTCCCGCGCCGCCTTCTCATACTTCTCCAGGTCGAGCTTGAACCAGTACAGCCGACGCCGGTACTCGAACGGGAACTCACGGCGCTCGGTGCGCCGGTACATCAGCAGCGCCTTCTCGGTGGCGTTTCCGGCGATCAGCAGCGCGCCGTAGTAGCGGTACTCGTTGATGTGCTTGGGCGTGAGCTCGCCGCGCTGGTGCGCGTCGTTCCAATCGCGCTTACCCTTGCGCCCCTGCGGAATCTCGGCCGCGGTGCACTCCCAGCCATCGGCGCGAGCGCGCGCGACGTGTTTGATCGTGTAGCGCTGGCCGGCGCGATCGCCGTCCAGCGCCCACACCAGCAGTGGGCGGCGGCGGCCGGCTAGCTGGCATGCCTCGGCTAGAGCCGCGAGCGCATCCCCCGGATAGTTGTTGCTGCTGATGGCCGCGACCGACATCAGGTCGTGGTGCAGCAGGGCGATCGTGTCGAAGATGCCCTCGGTGATCCAGATCTCCTTCGCCGAGGTCAGATCCGACCCCGGCGGCTGCCACCACAGGCCCGCATAGTCGGTGCCGGCGCGCACCCGAGCCTTCTTTTTGCCGAAGCGCTCCGGTCGATCGATCAAGCGCTCCCAGAAGCCATTGGCGAGCGGGAAACGGACGGTAGCGCTGCCGATCTCGAGCTCCGGATCGTAGTAGCTGTCCTGGCTGTACCAGCCTTTGATCCGCTCAAGATCGAAGCCGCGGCCATACTTGAGGTATGCGTCAGCCACCGGCGTTTTGCTGGCTGGCTCCCCTGGGGCGGCGCCGGTGCCCGGGCGCCCATAGCGCTCGGACCAGCTGTTGAACAGCTCCGGGAAGAGTTCCTTGACGTGGAACTGCGCCCCGCACTTGTTCTCGCGGCCGCATTTGAGCATCCATGGCGCCTCCGCCGAGGCGAACATCTCCCGTTTGCCGCACTCCGGGCACCGGCCCTGCTGCAGATACCGGCCGCGTTCCACGAACGCGTAGTCGTGGATAAGGCGGGCGGTGATTTCGGCGTGCAGCTGCGGATTCATGGGGTGGCCTTCTGAAGGTTGGCGACTCGTAGATCAGTGCACCCGGCGCAGGCGCGCTGGCGCCGCTGCCGGCAGTTCCTGGCTCATGGCATGCAGACGCAGCAGATCGTTTACGGTGAGGGCCAGGGGGTGCCGCCCGGGGCGGGTGACGATCACCACATGCGCGGTGGTGGCGGCTGTGTCGATGCGGGCGGGGTGGTTGCGCGATTCCAGTTCGGCCA